TCCGGGAGTTGGAGAATCGCCCGTCTCTCACGCCGGCACAGCGGTCGGCGATGAGGCCGGTCTCTCTTCCGCCACAGAACGGACAGCGTGTTCCAGAGGAGGTCAGATGACCGAGGAACAGTCGATCACCTTCGATGATGCAACCGCTGAAGAGATCGCGGCGACGTTCCAGGCGGACGTCGAGAAGCGGACGATCACCGGCCTCATGGTCCCGTGGAACAAGGTGGCCCGGTCGGGGTTCGCCAAGTGGAAGTTCTCGCCGGGCTCCCTGCGGTGGTCCGCGGTTCGGCGGGTGAAAGCCAATCTGTCACACGACCGACACGAAGCGGTCGGTGTAGCCACGCGTCTCGATCCGGGGAACGCCGGGTTACACGGCACCTTCAAGATCGCTCGGGGTTCAGAAGGGGACCGTGCGCTCTCGCTTGCAGAGGACGGTGTGCTGGACGGTTTCTCGATCGAGGTCGACTTCGAGGAAGGCGACGGCTGGGAGCCGGACCCCTCAGACGAGTCGGTGCGACTGGTTAGGAAGGCACGGCTGGTCGGCGTGGCCCTCACGGGGTTCCCGGCTTTCGACGATGCGCGGGTTGACCGCGTGGCAGCAGCACGACAGGCGGCCACGCCGCCACGGGAAGGAGTTCGAATGGAGCAGGAAGAGAAGGTGACCTCGGACGAGGAGGGAGGCGCTCAGTTCGAGAGTTACGTGCGGACGCTCGCCGACAAGCTCGCCGAGTCACAGCAAGCCGCAACAGAGAAGCTCGGTCAGTCCATCGGCGAGTCGATCACGGCGGGCTTCAAGTCGGCGCTGGAGAACATCGGCGACCCTCAGGGGGGACCGGAGAAGGTCCGCTCGGCGCGGTTCACGACGCTGACCGAACCTCCGGTCTATCGGTTCGACGGCAGTGGGCATCACTCGTTGGTCAAGGACGCTTGGAAGGCGATCAACGACAAGGGCACGCCGGCCGGTGACGAAGCGCAGGAACGGATCCGGAAGTTCCGGTTGCAGTCCGAGGACATGGCCGAGGTCGTGAGTGGATATCTGCGGTTCGCGCCGCAGACCACCACCTCGGCTTCGCAGATCATCCCTCCCGGCTACCGACCGGATCTGTATGTGAACGAGCTCAACAGGGGTCGCCCGATGATCGACGGGGCTTCTCGAGGGACGCTCTCGGACGCCACGCCGTTCACCGTCCCGACGTTCACCTCCTCGACGACCGCATCCGCGGACCACGTCGAAGGAACGAACCCCTCGGACGGGTCGATCGCACTCGGCCTTCGGACCGTGACGCCGCAGGGCATCTCGGGACGCATGGTCGTGACCCGCGAACTGGTGGACTCGTCCAACCCGGCGATCGACCAGATCGCGTTCAACACGATGCGGGAGTCCTACGCCCGCCAGACCGAGACGAAGCTCTACACGCTTCTCAACGGCACCTCGGGAGCCGGCGGCACGATCACCACGGACAACGTCCCCTCCGGGGCGATGGCGTCCACCACGGCAAAGGGCACGGACAACCAGACGCTCGTCAAGCACATCCGAGAGCGGCTGGCGAAGTACCCGTTCCAGCGGTTCCTGTTCCCGACCACAGCCACGATGGGTCAGGCGGCCACGGTGCTCCTGGCGACGGCGGTGGACACAACCCAGCGTCCGCTGTTCCCCTGGTCGGAGAACACCAACGCCCCCGGTCTCGGCAACACGGCGACCGGTGGGTATCAGGTGGACTCGCTCAGGTTCCAGCCGGCATGGGCGAACACCGGGGTCGCCGCGGGTGACTCGCAGATCCTCATCTGGAACGACGCGGATGTGTGGGTGTGGGAATCCCCGCTGCTTACCTTCCGTTTCGAGGAGAAGCAAGGGCCAGCGAACATCGAGCTCAACATCTTCGGCTACTTCGCCACCCACCTGCTGCGTCCGGTGGGTTTGTCGGGCATCCGGATCACGTAAGGACGATTCGGGCTAGGGGGGGCTTCGGCCCCCCTCCCGGAAGGAGGAACGATGGCAGCGATCACAGTTGCAGCGAAGGGTGGCGCGATGACGATGGCCGCGGCATCCGGTGGTGGGGACACCGTCGCGGGAACCGGCACGAGCGCCGGAGGGTGGCAGTCCCCAGGCACCCCGGTACTCGTTGCCACCGTGGGCGCCAACTCCACGATCATCACGATCGACGGGGTAGCGCAGCCGGCGTTCATCTCGGGGACCACGGTGTACCCGCTGCCCACGGGCGTCTATCCCCGCTCTATCGCGGTCACCTATAGCCAGGTGACTGGCCTGACTGTCGGTGCGGCGGTGCTCTGATGGCGAGGCAAGGCCACTACGAGTGGCGCGGCGACGTCGCGGAGTGGGTGTGGGATGACGCACCCACTGCGGAGCCTGTCGAGGAACCCGAACAGACCAAAGGGGATGAGGAAGAGGAAGACACGGGTAGTGGTAAGTACGAAGACCGTACGGTTGCCCAACTCAAAGCGCTGGCGAAACAGCGCGGCGTTGAGGGATATTCGACGATGACCAAGGGTGATCTGGTCGAGGCCCTGAGGGCCTGATGCCTGGACCGTTCGCCACCGCTACCGAGTTCTGCGAGTGGACCGGCATGGCGATCCCCTCGGATCTCGCTCGACTTCAGCAGCTTCTCACGTCTGCGTCGGCGATGATCCGGGGGGAGTCCGGTCAAACCCTGTCCCAGGTCATCGGTGACGTCCTCGTCGTCCAGCCGGAATACGACGCGACGTTCGGATGGCGTAATCCCTACCCTCGAGCATTCGGTGGGGTGATCTATCTACCGGAAACGCCGGTGACGGCTTGCACGATCATCGTCGATGCCGTCTCGTTCACGGCGTTCACGTTCAACGCCGATGGCGTGGTTCAGCGGACGGACGGCAAGGCATGGACGAAAGCCGCGACGATCACCTATACCCACGGGTTCGCCGAGACCTCGGAGGACTTCAAGACGATCAAGTCGATCTGCATCGAGATGGTCAAGCGCGCGTACACGGGGGACGAGAGGGGAACGGCGTTCTCCCAGGGGGGGATCCCGGTCGAGACCGTGGGCTTCCCGACGGCGTTGTTCATCACCGAGAGTGAGAGGCAATCCCTCCCCGGGTTGGCGGCGGTCGGTTAGGGAGCGGGTGGCAAGGTATCCGAGGGGATGCCTCGGATCCTCATAGGTGCGGCTTGGGGCGGCGCCGACTTGCTGAGCTCGGCGATGATCCGCCGTTCACTCTTGCGGCGCCCGTGGTGGACGGATCGCCAGATCCCCACCGGCAACAGGATGAACCAGAGCAGGACCCTTCCGAACCACAGGACCGGAGCGAAGATCAAGCGCATCTGTATCGCCTCCCTGCTGTGAGCATACGACGAAAGGCGCCGCATGAGGATCAGGGGTATCGCTCAGACCAATGCCGCCCTGCTCGCGGTCAGGGCAAGGACGGAGGTGGCGGCTCCTTTCGCCTCTAGAGCTGGGGCCGAGGTGGTTGGACGTAGGGCCATCGCTCGAGCACCCCGAGACACGGGAGCGACCGCATCGAGCATCCGCGTCGAGGTGGAGGGGGACACCGCCCATGTAGGACCGACGACCGCCTACGCCCGCTTCCCTGAATACGGGACGCGCTACATGCCAGGTCAGCACTACATGCAAGAAGCGGCGGACGAATCCGTCGACGATGTTGTATCGGCAATCGCCGCCGTCATCAAGGCAGCGGTCGAAGCATAAGGAGGGCAGATGGCTACGTACACCGTCCAGACCATCACGGAGGCAGGGGTGGTCCCGACCTATACAGGGGTGGCGGCGAGCGACACGTTCACGCCGGCGGCGGCGGACTACGACAAGACGCACATCCTGCACGTGAAGAACGCCGGCGGCTCACCGGATTCGGTTGTGATCGACGACACGCTGAGCCTGTCGAACGCGGCAGGAGCGACCTCGTACAACCCGGACGTAACGGTCGTGGTCTCGAATGCTACGGAGCGGTTCATCCGTCTCACGCCGATCCGAAGGTATCTCCAGTCCAACGGCACGGTCGTCGTGACGAACTCGTTCACCACGTCGGTCACGGCCGCGGTCTTCGTCGCTTAGAGGGGGTGAGATAGCTTGACGAAACAAGCTGGTTTCCAGGGGTTCCTCAAGCAGAACGCGGCGTTGGGTGTGGCGACGGGTACGTACAACACCGTCACGCAGATCGGCACGGTGACTGCGGTCGGCTCGGCACGTGCTCTGATCGACGTCTCGGCGCATGGTGACGCATGGTCCGACTTCCTCCCCGGACGGCAGGAGGGGAACGAGATCACGCTCACCGTCTTGTGGGATCCCACGATCACGACGCACACGAACATGAAATCGGACTACGACTCCGTCGCGGTTGCCATCCGGTACTACGAACTCCAGCATCCGAACTGGGCCTCGGCGTATCGCTTCCCCGTAGTCACGAGCCAATGGGAGATCGAGGCGACAGATGATGCCGGGATGGAGAGCCATATCACGTTCAAGATCATTACGCCGGGTGTTTCAACGGTCACCCCATCATAGAGTGAGGCTATGCCAGCACACATTCCTGATTGCGGTTACCCCGGCTGTACAGGGGTGCATGATTCGGCCCGTCCGATTGCTGAATGGTGTCCGAGGACGAGGGCTGAGCGCCAAGCCTATGCGCGGGCATACGAGCGAGACTATGTCCGAAAGCGGGATCCTGAACGAACGCGCGCGCAGGCCGCGAGGCGTCAGCGGCGGTATCGGGAGAAGCACCCAGATCGTGTATTCGCTGGTGCGCTCTGGGCGAAATACCGAATCACGCCGAAGGAGCGCACCGAACTATTCGAGGCGTCCGACGGTCTCTGCGCGTTGTGTTACGAGCATCCGGCTACACAGATCGACCATGATCACGTGACCGGAGCGGTCCGCGGCGCCGTGTGCCCAACGTGCAACAAGGGTTTGTGGTTCTACGAATCGAGAGGAGCCGATGTGATTCAGCATTACTTGGACACCGTCTCAACGGTGACGCCGTCGTGACCGACTTCCGAGAGACGCTTCGTGCGGCGGTCAAGGGCGAGCTTACGAGCAAGCACGTCCCCGCATGGGGTCGGGACGTCTACATCCGCAAGCTCTCGGTGCGTGAGCAGCTTGCGCTCATCGAGGATGACCCGAAGCCAGAAGTGGCGTCGATGCGCGTGCTACTGGCAGCGATGGCCGATGAGAACGGCGACCGGCTTCTGGGCGATGACGACATGGAGCTGCTCCTCGATCAGACATTCGCCACGCTGGCGCCGTTACTCACGGAGGCGGCCAAACAAAACGGGCTCACGTCGCAGGAACTTGAGGATGCGATGGCGGCTTTCGCAAAAGCCCGAGACGATCAGCCCTCTTCCGGGTTGCCCTCGCTCTCGGGCGAACCGTCGGAGAACTCGAAACCCTCTCTGCTGCCGAACTGACCGACTGGATCGCTTACGAACAGGTCTACGGCCCTCTTCTCGTCCACGAGCGGATCGACGTCGGGTTCTCGGCATTGTCCTACTACGTCGTGAAGCTGCTCGGCAGGAAGAACAAGCTCAAGCCCGAGAGCTTCCTGCCGCCCTGGTTGCGGCCGAAGCCTAAGCCGCAGAGCGCCGAAGAACTGAGGCTGTATCTCGAGACTTGGGCAGGGGGTGCGAATGGCGGCGAAAGGGCAACTCAAAGAGGGCGCGTGTCCTAAGGGTCACACTAGGGTGGTTCGTGATGCTTCAGGGACTCGGCGTTGCCCAGATTGTCGCCGAGAGAATACGCGACTGAGGCGTACGCATCCGGATGTGCAGGCACGCGAACTGTCATATCGCCTGAGTCACCGAGAGGAACTACGTGAGCGCGCTCGAGTATGGCGTGAGGAGCATCTCGAGCGTGCGCGGGCCTCCAGCCAACGCTATATGCATGAGCGGCGGCTGCGAGAGAACTTCGGTCTAACGG